GTTGGAAGAATTCTCACTCTTCTCTGTCCTGATTTCTCTTTGTCTCCTAAGATTAAAGCGAAATACTTTTTCATTCTTTCGTCTTGCGACATTTTCGATTGGGCCCCGCCCCCTTGTTGTGATTTTTCGTACTGTGCCAATACGGCGTCTAATGAACTCATCATGTTTTTTATAGATTAAATTAATAAATTGTTTATACAAAAATAAGAAAAAAGATGAAAAAGTCAAACAAAAAAAAGGTACCGAGAGGTACCTTTTATGTAGTTTGTCCGATATTACCTGAACGATGTTTTATAGACTTCCTTGTCTAAACCTCCACCGGGTTGGAACGAATTTTTAATATCACTTACATTTATATCTGTAACCTCGTCTGAAGTTAAAACATAATCATTTTTTCCTGTCTTTTCCATTTCGTCTTGCTTATCATCAAAAAATTGTGAAAGTTTTTGACTAAAAGGATATGAATCATATGTTCTTAACTCTAACTTTTCTTGTGGAGTTTTTTCTCTATACTTTTCAAGTTTAGTTTCAAGAGAGTTTAATTTATTCATAATTGTATCCATTTCTCCTAACTTAGATTGTAAATCATTAAGTTGATTGAATAAGTTGTTGAAATATTCTTCTTGTTTGGTTTCAATATTTTTTTGTGAATCTACTAATTCAGTAATATCTAATTCTTCAGAACCTGATTCTTCTCCACCTTCTTGTGATTCACCTTCGTCATCAATTTTCTCAACGTCAGGGTCTGATTCAACATCTATTGGTTGTGGTTCAGTTGCACCTACTTCAGGTGCCGGTGGTGGTGTTGCTTCTGCAGGTGCAGGTGCCGGTTCCGCTCCTGGTGCAGGTGCCAATGCTCCTAATACATCTTCCTCAGGGGCCGCCCCAACTTGCTCTAATATGTACTGATTGATTTTTCTGTGTCTTTCAATCTCCTTAATAATTTTTTTATCTAAACTCATGGTTTAACCGTTTAATAATGTTTTTATTCCGTTGGCGGTTTCTACTCTAACCTTTCGGTTTGCTGTAGTCTGATGACCCGCTCTTTCGATAAGTCCATCCCTTTCTCTTACTGTGTAACAATCACCTGTATCCAAGTCACAAACTTGTTTAGTTCCATCTCCATTGTCTTCTTGAGAAAATCTAACAGATTTACCAAGATAATTGTCTAATGCTGTTTTTATGTTCATAAAAATCTTTTTATATAAATATGTTGTTATGTTACAAAATGAATTTCTCTGACGTTGCAACAAAAGTTGAACCAAGTTTATTATTTTGTTTATATCTCACTCCCAACTGAAACGTACCCAATGCTGAAAGTTGAATCAAATTGGTATACTTTGTGTTTGGTCCGTTGGTTATTGTTGTTGTTAACTTATCAAGTTCTGGAACTCTAAAAACTTCAATTTCCAATTTGGTAATATCTGTAATAGGTGTAAATAGATACGTATAATACCCCCCATTTGGTTTGATTATGTTATAATAACTATCTCCATTCAGATTAGGTAATCCTCCAGAATTAGTATCAGAAACTAAAGTTAATCGTCCTAAACCTTCTGTTATTGTCGGAGGAACGTTTATGTTGAATTTCTGAGATGATGGTACCTCTTTAAGATTTTTGGTGGTGTCTTCAGGATATATTAACAACGTGATATCAGTTTCAATTCTCAAATCGAAATTTTTATACAATTCCAAAACATCTTTAAATTCCTCTTCAATCAGTTTTTGTCTTGTACAAGTAAATGTTTGTTGGTCTTCCGAAACGAAACCTACAATACTGACAGGAGTTTTTGTTGATTTTCTTTCTTGTTTAACAATACTATTATTCGCCCCGACACTTACAGTATAGACAACATACGAAATTGTTGGTTGACTATTTATTCTCCAAACACCAACATCAGGTTTAACTTTGACAACCAATTCCTCATCTCCACTAATTGGATTTTTAGTTTGATTAGTCACTTCAACTGGATATACTCCAGTATTCTGAGGGTTAAGATTTGCGCCTGCTAAATCTTGTTGTTGTACACTTGATTGTTGTTGTGAAGTTGTATTTGAATATGATCCAGGTGATGATGTCGTTACATCCTTTAATTTTGGATTGAATGTGAAATTAGCCGTGCTACCGGATGTTCCATATTCTGTGGTCACAGTTATTCTTCCTGTCGCAACTTGTTGTCCCAAAGGTATTTGAATTTCAGGTAGACTAAATCTTAATGTTTCTCTATTCAAGACTGTAATGTCTTTCAACTCAACAACTTTATCAATAACTTTAATTGACTTAACTGACTCAAAGTTTCTACCATTTACTTGAACTATTGTTCCTGTGAATCCTGCCGATGGCGAGAATGTTGTTACTACAGGAGGTGGACAGGTTTGTCCTTCATTCGGTGGAATTACTGTTGGTGTTGGTGTAACTCCTGGAGTTTTACCATTATTTGCATCATCGTCCATTGTCTTTTTGTATTCAAGAAACTCGTTTACACTCGATAACCCAACTGAAGCCGCCGATGATAAAGACTTTGTAAATGTTTCTCTTGTCTGTTTAAATTCATCTATATTATTATTGTAATATTCTTCTGAAATATTACTCACAGGCCAATAACATACATAGTATTTTGCCAATCCTAACTGAATAACTCTGTTAACATTTCCTCGTAATCTACCTGCCATGAAACTTATATATTTGTCCAAAGATTCAAAATGGATTATTGGTTGTGAAGAACTTGTTGAAGGGTTAGTTCTTATGTTAACACAACTATAAATTTTACCAAATGATGTAACTTGACCCTGCCAATCTACAGTCAAAGATAATGTCCCTAAGTTATTATTCCATCCATTGAACGTTCCGTCATTTGTATTTGAACTTGCTTGAAATGTTCTAATATAGGATATACAATATATAAATGTTTGTAGGTTTGGTTCGTTCGGTAATAATCTTTTCAACGCCGCAGCAAAATCTGTAGGAGTAACTTTGGTTAGAGTTCCAACTTCCGGAACATAACCTGGAATTGCATTTACATAAGCACCTGCAGTAATTTTATCCCTACATGAGTTTGTTGTATCCAATGTATTGTCAGCGGCTTGTACAACTTCAGTAGATTTAATATTATTAGTAGTTGCAATAGATTTTACTTGGTCTTTATTTATTTTGAGTATTTCCTCTAGTTTTGTAACTAAATTTTGATTGATACTCTGAAGTAAACTATCAATGGTAGGTAAGTCGAAAAACCCTTGTCTTACTCCATCAAATGTAGTCTGAAACGATCCAGGTTGAATCGAATGAGTTACATTTGTAATCATGTAAGACCCCTCAAACATTGGTACGTGTCTCAAGTTAAAGTACATAGTTGGTTGTATTAACGCATTTCCTAAACTTGTTACTGTCGCTTTGTAAGACCTATTTTTATAATAGTTGTATAATCCAGTATTTTGTGTCGCAACCGCCCTACCCGTAGCTTGATTTGACATATCTATTTGTATATTGATAGATTCTGATGTTGCGTTACCGTTATCTTGAGATACGTTCAATGAATAGAATATATTTTGATTTCTAGTACCGACATCAACATTAAATCCAACACACCTATTTGATAACGCTCGGTCTCTTTGAGTAAAAGGTAATTGTGATAATAATGGATTTCCTGATGCTCTTCTCATTTCGAATGCATCACTTCTGTATTTAGAATTTTTCTTCGGTAAATTTGGGTATTGTGAGGGTTTTCCAACAAAGAAACAAACAAACTTAGAACTTGACTTTCGATAATCAACATTCAAAAATGTTCCCCATAAATTATTTGCAAATTCCAAAGACCCTTCTGGCTTTGTAATCTCTGTACCGTCAATTTCCTGAACATTGTAAAAATTTACATAAGAAGGGAGTGGCATCACAGTAAAATTATTACGTATTAGAATACCACTGACGAATGTGAAAACACTCATCGCCTGATTCAATGATTCAGAGTTGAATACTTTTTTGAGTGCGAATATATCTATAAGAATCTTATCCCCAATGTTTCTAGATGCTCTATCTAAAAATAAGAAGTCTTCGAATAAAGTTTTAGTAGTGTAATCTCCACCCGCAATCCACTTATCATTTAACGCCTTGAAAACCTCATAATTTTCAACCTTGCTTTGGTCTCCAGTAATAACACTATTAATAACTCTTTCTGGTAATTGTTGTTGTTCTGGAAGATTCGCTCTTACTCCCGTTAAAACTCCGTTCAAGAAATTATTTTGAAGACTGGTTTCTCTTTGTAAATATTGACTTAACTGATTCTGAAACTGACTTGCCGTTATACTTGGATTGTTCAACTTCTGAGTTGCGAACATTTTAATAATCGGAGCCAACAAAATAACATTTTGACTTGTAAACTCAATGTTGTTATCAATGAAAAAATCAGTGATATAAGACCCAAAAGAACTATATCGTACGTTTGGTATTGTAGAAAACCCAACTTCAGTTTCTAAAGCAGTCCAAGCCTCTCTGTTATTTGCTTGTGATTGACCCAACGTCAAATCACTTCCTAACTGAGGTAAAGAATTTGAAACGTATGGATTAAATGTTATTGGGTCAACAACTTCATCAGTATTATTGTGAGATAAATATGAATCGAATATTCTTCGTTGATAGTTTGATGGATTACCATATTTGAATATTATATCATACTCCATGAAGGCCTTTATTCCATTTTGAAAAATCGAATATTGATTATTAATGGTATTAGTAAAATATTGTTCGTCTGTCTCACCTTGTAATTGAATAGGAACTGTCATCAAACTTTTGAATAACGATTGAAAATTTCTGAAGTTCGCATTCATATCGACTGGTGATTGACCAAAAGTAACATTTTGAACTCCGCCAGTCGCATTGTTAATTGACTTAGAAAAATTTAAAAATTCTAACTCAAATGAGTCCAATATTTTCTTTTCAAAGACTGAGAAAACTTCTTCAATTTTGGTATAATTGTCTTGAGTTAAAAAGTGAAATGGTGTTTGAGATGTTGAACCAGTTGTAATAAAATTCAAGTATGAATCAGGTTGTGGAAATGCCAACTGATTACCATCAAAATATCCATAATTCGGAGCTGACCATAAACAACGTACTGAACCATTGTATACACTTGGATTGTTTGATAAGTCTACTTTTGTTGTTGGTGTCGTAGTCACATTTTGAATACAAGCATTAACAGATTGGTTTAACGAAGTACCAAATGAAGGTACCACAAAGTAATCTGAACCTTTGGTATTATCATTTGGATTACAATCGATAGGTAACTCAGGTGTTGTGTTAGGCAATACTACCGACCACGTACTTAACCTTAAATTTTTATCTCCTTGTTTTGCGTTAACAATATTTGAATCACTGAAATTATATAATTTCATACCAGCGTTCACACTTTGTTGGATTTCCTTATCTGTATAATTTTGATACAAATCATATCCATTGTAAAAAACATTGAAGTCATTAATGAGTTTAGGGTAAAACCCAACTTGCATTCCTATATCTGCAACACCTTCACTTTGTAATTGAATCGATGTTGTTGAACCGTTGTATTGGAAAAAATAAACTTTGGTTGTTGAACTTGTAGGTGGATAATAATTTTCTTCGTAATTAAAGTTTTTCCACGCGCTTTGTAATATATCTACATTGGACTCTTTGTATTTTTTATATCTATGCCAAATAGACCCATACTTCAAAATCCATGCATATGGTAATTTGTGTATCGCCCCAAATTTTTTCAATACCGAAGAAATATAATCCAAATCAGTCGTAACATTATTTTCGTACGATTTGTATTTTTCCCTAAGGGTCGCCAATGGTAAAGAATTTAAAAACAAATACGCCGCTTGAACATATGGATATGTATTACCAGAAATTCTTGAGTTATAAACACCATTTTGAATTGCATTAACAAAATAAGGTGTATTCAACATTGAAGTTGTTGTCCTGAATATGTTGGAACCAAGGGAGGTTAGTGCCGAATTGTTGGTTGGATAAGTTCCGTTTACATATCCCTCTGTAGGAATAAATTTATCCGGAAATCGTGATATATAGAAAAAATTCAATCCAGCAATAACTTCAGATGTAGGATTCTGATTAACTAAATAAGAAAAATTTGTTACTGGTCTATTAAACGTATAATTATAAACGTCTGTAAAATTTGCAATTATTTTTCTCGGCTCAAAAATAGTCAGAGATTTATTCGTGTTATAGACTTGATTAGAAAATGCTGTATTACCTTGATTCAAATTGTTCAAACACCACGTTGGGTTTGTGTAAGGTAAGGTGTCAACAATTAATGGTGTGTTCGAATCATTTACTATTAATGACCTTAACGCCTCTGACTTAGTTGAAGCCTGTGGTATTTTACCTAAGTCCAACGTACTAAGAATCGCAAACGAATTTTCCGTAATACCTCTTAAGTAAGGTGTTACAAAAAAATCTCTTATATAATCTTGATAAGCCCGACCAGTTCCTGAGTTTGATATCGTTCTCAAAAACTCAGGATAGTTCGTCGCATTAAGATTGAAATTTTTAAGTTTCAATGAAAGGTAAGGAGAACTAACACCAATCTTAGTTGTAATGTTGTTGACCTCAGTTTCAATGTTCAACTTAATTAATTCATCAACTTGATTCAAATTTGCTCTTATTAAACCCGAATAATGAGAAGTGATGAACTGTCTCTCCCATATCTCATAGAAAAATTTAACCTCTTCTTTGTTTGAATATGCCAATCCAATAGACGGATATTCAATCGCATTTATGTTAATTACATTTGTATCCCGTTCATTGTCTAATGGTGGAGGTGCATTTGGATTCTGAAACTTTTGAGTTAAACCCTTCATGTATTCCTCAACAAATTCAACTTCAGGCCATTTGTCAAAAAGATAACCTTGAGTCAAATCAACAACAGTTGGGTCAGCAATATACTTTAATTGAAATTTTGGTTCCCCATCTTCATTTGTTTCTACAAAAAATTGTGGCCACGGATATACAGGAATTTGAGAATTAACTGCAGTTGAGTCCATTTGATTTTCATTCATCAATGATAGTGGATCTCTAACCACTAAGTCTACAGTTTCACTACTTTGGGCAGAAGAAGGGTTTTCTAAAATTGCATTATATCTAACCGGATCGTATTTAACGGCCCATGCATTTGTATGAACTTCGTCCATCAAACGGATAAATCCTTCCGCAGATGCCATTATCACCGCAATCATATTTCTTACTGTTGGTTTGAACCCAATACCTGTTGCAGTATCTTCTATTTTTCTTAGTAATAATGCTGTAATTTCACTCTCATAATCTGCAAGTTTTTTGTTTGCTTGAGATTCAAGTAGTGAAATTTGACTATCAAATCTACCATCTCCTTCAAAAACAAACCATTCTTGAGGTACAAGATTCACGTTTGAATTTAATATACTTGAAACCACATTAGCGATTGCACCAATTGGATTACTAGAAAGTTCAGCTTCTTTAGGTATAAATAAAGATGATACAGAACTTTGAACTCTAACCTCATCTTGTAATGTTGGATTTACTATTCCTGTTTGAAGTCTTGTAGTCTCTCTCCAATTAATATCAGTTGACTGAGGAGGTGTTACCGCCAACATATCATATTTTATAGGATTCGGGATTGGTGTTAAACCTCTAACTCCCAAAGTGGCATTTTCTGCTAACGCATCATTAGAGTCAATTATTATTTTTTTTAACTGTTCAATAGCAACATTCTTTTGTTCCCTTGATATTTTCTTGAACACATATAGTTTTTGTCCAGATTTCAATACAAATGGTTTGGGGTCTAAGTTAATACTGAACCAAGATGTATTACTCCCTCTAACTGCACTGAAATATTTAGTCAAATCGCCCTTATAATTTCTAACGTTTGTCAACGACGCGACATCTACTTTGTCAAACGAACTCATAATATTATTTTCAAAATTATCTAATTTGGTCATTAACTGAACTAATGTTAACTCAGGGAAGTTTGGCTCAATCAAACCTTTAGCTTTGTATTCACTATAAACTTCAACTATTTTTTGATATCCTTTTTCTGCAACAATTTGTGTTACTACGGCTTGATTAGACCCCAAATTATTTGCCCCCTTTTCAGCTTGAGTGCTTGCTTGAGATTCCGCAGCCTTATTTGATTGTTGTGGTCCTTCAACTGTTTGAGTAATATCAAATCGTTGACTATACATGTGTGGAGCCGCCAACAAGTGTCCCATTGAAATTTCATTTAGGATATTAAATTTATATCCTTTGAAGGTTAATCGAACTATATAGTTACCACTGAAACCATTGAAGGAAGCATGGAATTTTTCCAAGTTCAACTGATACCTTACCGCTTGTCCATAATATCCTTTTAATGTCAGATAAAATTGTGGATAGGGCAAGTTAAAAAATGCAGAATATGGTGAGTTGTCTCCCAACTCGAACAGACCTTTACCTTGAACATCCTCTAAAAGTATGTCAACCTGAGGAACAAAACTTGAGTTTGTTTGAATATTAATCGATGTAATACCCAACAACCCAGTATCTATAATATCTTTTTCGTCGACAACTGAATTACGAACATATGCATCCACTCCATTACTATTAGTGTCTATTATTTCTGATGGTTGATTTACCCCTTTACCTTGTGTTGTATTCTCTCCAGTCAATTGGTCATAATAACCTGTCCCCAAATATGAATTTTTGGTTGGCTTCAAGAAATTAATTTTAGCAACTGAAATTGTTTCAAATCCACTGTCTTGAGGACTAATCCCAACTGCAAGTTTGGTTCTTGGTAAAACATCAGCTTCCAAATTGGCGTACATTACAAGATTCTCGTGGTCAACAAGTCTATCTTTAATATTTCCAAAATCATCTATCGTCTTGTTTGGGTCAACAACAATTATACTATCATAGTCAAATTCAACTAAAATATTCCCACTTGTGTCTGCCTGTATGTTACCTGCCATAATAATAAAAATGATTTTCTATTGCTCCCTTATAATCCTGTAAAGAAGGTATCAATGGAAATGGAATAATCAATATAGCACCATCATAGATATTATTTTCAAGTCCTCCGAATTGTGGATTTGCTTGCAGAATTAACCATCCAAATACAGGTGAATTATAATATTCTTGTGAAACTTTATCTAACCTACTTTTCGCAACTTTATAAATAAAAGTTTTGTCGGTTGGTTTAGATGGCACATTCACAAAAGGGACAACTGTTTGTTCCCCATTTATAAGAAAATTACTATATCGGTTATAATATTGATATGCCATTAGTTAAGTTTTGCTTTAGATATATATCCACCCGATAAGTTGCCGTTAAGGTCATTCCAAGTTAATACATTTGTATTTTGATTAGTAGTATTACCTAAACCTTTAATCATATTTTCTTGAGTCTGTTTTTGTGTTGTACTACTAGAATTTTCAGATGTAAAAGTAAAATTTCTTTGTTTTACTGCATCAAAAGGTGTGTATATTAAATAATCTTTTAATTCATTTTTTTCTAAATTTTCTATGAATGATTTGGTAATATTGTTTTCCTCCAAGAAAATTGGTTTCGCAGTTCTAATCCAATATGTATCAAATATACCCTCAATGTCAAGAGACCCATTTCCTGTTAACGCTTGGTTTCCAATTATGTTACCAATCATTTGTTGTTTGAACGTTTCGTATTTTTTTTCATCTAACACGTCATCAGAAACAATCATATATACTCTTCTAAAAGGATAGTCTGTAACATCATCTCCGAATAGAGGACTTGTACTAAATGGTGAAAAAACTTCTTGAACCGAAGCATTGTTCGCTTTACCATTAAATGTTTCAAAAACTAGTATACCCCCATATTGTTTGTTATTAGCGGGATATGTAAATATTTTCGGACTTTGTATTATTTTATTAAAAGCACTTATATCTAAAATTATTTTCTTAGTATCATTTAGTAATTCCAAATAAGTGTTTGCCCCTGTAGATGTTGGATGTACATCGGTAGTCCCTGATGTAATATAGGTTGTGACTGGTCCATTATTTGCCTGTAGTCCATCAGTCCCTGTATTCCCTGAAGTTGAACTGAACAAAATAGTGTTTAATCTACCTAACGTTTGGATATAGGTTTGTTCTTGATTTACTAAACTTTGAATTATCGATGATATTGCATTTTGAAACGAACCTCGTTTTCTTGAAACAAAATTATAATAGTTTTCTTTTAGAGTTCTAATAAGTTGTGGTGACAGATTTTTTGACGGTTCTGAAACATATTGAATAAATCCTTCGGTACCATCTTTAATGTTTTTATCTAACTCAGCAAAAATCTCATCGAACCTTTTCTCGACATTATTTGGTTTACCAAAAATTACAACACTGTTTCCACTAACAGTAAGGTTACCTTGGACATAATTTCTTTCTAACATCCATTGTTGTCTTACTGCGTTATTATATTGGTTTACAGTTTCTTTAGTTTTATTTATCACGTTTGTAAAATACGTTTGTGTTTCAGATACTACTTTATCCATAATCCCACTGTAACTAATTACACCCGTTGTAACTCCACTTGTATTTGTTAATGAACTAACAATATTACCGATAGTATTATTATTATTTTGGCCACTATTCGATGGAGTATTATTTGTTCCAGGTATTGGTGGAGGTGTTTCTCCCGCTAAGAATATTTGGTCTAACACTCGTGATGACTCTAAGTCAGTAGCATCCGCCCTATCATCGTAAATTTCAGTATTCGCATAATAATTGAATGTAAGAGCGTTTTGTAATTTATCAACCGATTCTTTCAAACCACTACCTCCAACAAAATTAAAACTAAGATTAACTGTTGCAATCATAGGTTGTACACCGATTCCTTCTGGATTGATATCTAATCCCTCATAGCTTAAACTAAGACTATTAGGTATTATCTTTGTGTTATAAAAATCACCGACCCTTAATACTAATACAGGAGGCGCTCCAAAAGATGTATTTGTTGCATTGTTGTACTGTAACTCAGGGTTACTGCCATCCGTCACTGGGTTAACAGTTGGAATTGTATCACCAGGTCTCATACATTGTTGTAGAAACGTCAATCTAGAATTCAGTCCCTCGGGAGTCATTGAATGAAAAGCCGGTTGAAAAAACTTCAACTTATCTTTCAAGTTATCAAAAACCATTGGAGTTGTTTCTTTTATAGTTTCAAAGTAATCACACTCCGTTAATAATGCTCGTACAACTCTTTTGGTTATATTGTCTCTTGGCTTCCATTCCTCAGTGATCACGGGTTCTATTTCTGTTGTTGTAACCACAGTACCAAACAAAGGGACTGGACCACTGCCAGGAATTGGAATTGTAGATGGTGGTGTTTGAGGCGCTTTCAATTGAGAATTTATAGTAGCAATAAACGCTCTCCTACAAGCCATTGCAGCAGGTGTAAAAATATCTTGTGATCCTGCTTGAGTATCACCTCCTTTTACATTAACATCTTTGTCAGTACAATTTATAATTTTACCTTCACGTGGTGTACCAGTTCCATTCAAATTGTCGAAAACCTTTGGCTGTGCATTTGTTTGTTCACCAAGAGCCTTTCTTTGTTGTACCATTAATCTTTGTGGTGAAGAAGGTGCCATATATGGTTTAGTATTAGGGTTTTCCGCAAAAAATTTAATCATGGCTTTCACCCTTCGTTCTGACAATTTCAAGTTGTATCCAATAGTTGCAGGTGCAGAACAACTGGCGTCAATTTCTATTGTCACTGTTCCCTCGTTTGTTGCCAATGCCTTGCCCAATTTCATTGCCAAATCATTTACAGCATTATAATTTGGTGTAACTACTGTATCGAAGAATGTTTGGGTTTCTGCTGAGTTAGGTTTTGTTTTATACGTATTTTTATCAGTTGTAGTATATCTATTATACTCCTCTGTATAATTTATATCAGTACCTTCATCGGGGATGTCGTTTCCAAAATAAAAACCTAGTTGTTCATAACTTTTGAATGACAAGTCAGTATTTCCTCCACCACCTTGTTGAGAAAGAGGTTGTCCTCCTCCTCCACTATTAGGAGCGTTGTAACCTGTTTCAATAGTACCACGTGTGTAAATAAGTTGTTCTCTTGTTAATTCTTTAGAGGTGATAGCTTGTTGTAACTGAAATAAGTCGTTTGGATTTATTGTTGTATACAGTTTGGCTAACGCGTAAATATCATATTTTTTACAACCTGCAAAAAAAGAATCCAACAAATTATTAATCCGATTATTATCAATTTCCCCCTTCATTACTTTATTTACAATCACATTAAGGATTGACGGGTGGTCAACAACTATTTTCCAAGTCAATGTACCAGTTCTAGATGTATTTTTGTAGGTATAGATTGGCTCTGGTCGTCCCAAGAACTCACTTGGATTCCAATTCGCAGTTACTGATTCAGTGAATGTCAAATCATATGGAGGAAACCACATAACCCTTCCTTGGTTTGGTCCTCTCTCACAAACAGGTAAATCTGATGTGGAAAATCCAGGAGTACTCGATGTTCTCCATGCCAAATTTTCTATAGAAAACATGTATTTTTTTGCTACCGCATTATTTATAGTTCCAACAATATTGGTTGAATCTTGTCCTCCTTCTTGTTTATTTGGAGCAATGTTCAAATTATAAGTTTTATCCAAAACAGAATAAGCAAATCTTCTTCCCTCAGTTGTGATACCATCAGTTTTCTGTAAGTCGTTGTATTGAAGATATGGAACATCTTTTGTGAAAACTCTACAATATTCCGTACCAATTTCTTGTCCAGAATTATTCTCCAAGTATCTATAAACTCTTGAACCTTTTGTTAATTCTTTATATCCATCATTGAATACTTTACTTACTTGGTCTATTGCATTCCCAACATGTTGAAGACGTTTTCCACCTTGAGGCTGACTGTCAATTATTCTTTGAGTATTATCCAATATAGACCCTTCTCTGAATGTCCTATTTGTAGATTCAGTTGTGTTATATGAAGATGGTTTGAAATCTTGATCAGGTTCAGTTATTTTACCTCCAGGCCCTACTTTCTTACCCGCATTACCTTTGTATTTAGGAGAAACCCAAGTGAACCCTCCTTCAATACCACCTCCATTACTATACGTAGGCCCATTAGCACCAAGTCTAACTGATTGACTTGGCCCTTCGTATAATTGTGCTAATTCAGATGGTCCATAAACTGGTGATTGTTGTTCAATACCAAATTGATTAACAGGAACATCACCTACAGGTGAAAAAACTTGAGATGGATTGGAATTAATACTTCCAACATAAAAATTACTATTATCCGAAACTGTACCCAAAAGGGCTCCTCCAACTCTTTGGAAAAAATTCCTTGGGAAGTTTGGCTTATATCTATTGAAATCAATGTTCTTAAATAGTCTTGACCTTTGGCCCGCACCCATGTTGTTAAACATGATTTGTGATCCAGTCTCACCACCACCCATTAATCGGTTAAAGAATCTACCAACACCGCTTTGTCTGAAAGCATTACCTAATTGTTGTATGGTTGTTGGTTGACCTAAAGTTACATTAGGATCGAAATATGAACCAGGTATTGGAGATACAGGTAAAATACTACCTCCAAGTCTTAGTGCAAAGTTAGCCGCCGCAAGTATTGGGTTTGCAGTAACTGTAATAGTATAAACAGGTTCTATAATAGGTACAACACCTGTTAATATATTAACCAAGTCTGTTCCACTACTAACATTAAGAATGTTTGCTCTTCCTAATGTATCTTGTCGTATTTGGGCTGCGATTCTTTGTTCAAACTCTCTTCTCAAAGTTTGGGCACCTAAACGAGCAATAAATGAATCTTGACTTAATAAACCATTACTTCCACTCGGATCAGGAGACAATAATATTGATACAGGTGTATAATTGGAGGATACAAATGTTGTTGGATATGGTTGATTATTATTAAGATTGGTAGTAAGTGGTCTATTTAATGAACCAAAAAACTCAGCACTATCCAGTTGGACTTGGCTTCCATTTGAAAAAACATTAAGGGGTTTCCACTTTTGAGATTCAGGTAATGATTGACCAACTATATTTGCGTCTTGGTATCCATATTCACCCTCATTGGATTTTGTGTTTAATAATGCTCCTGGATCTGGTACTTGTTCATATCCACCTTCATTACCATATTGATTTAATGGAAATAATTTGTTTGCAAAAGATGGCTCATCAATTAACTTATCAGGACTATCTTGCACAGATGTGTCCGACTGAACATATTCAGTATTAATAGGTTGTGTTGGTCTGTTTGGAGCCTTAGCGTATGGAGTTAAGTTCCTAACAATAAGTTTCTTTCTAAACCCATCTGAATTTACAAAATCTAACGGACTTGCCATCTATATTCTTTATTTATAAATAGGGATATTCTTGTTTTTTATTATTCATAAACTTTAGAAGGATCTGCCATATAATTCTTAAATGCTTGTTCGTTAAGTACCATTTTTATGTTTTTAATAGCCTCTGTAATAATTTTATTAATTTGATCTGGTGTTAAATTAGGTGGCGGATTTTGAAAATTAACGTTTACATCTTGTTCAATTTTAATAGGTTTTTGTGGAGCGGTTGGAACGGCTCCTCGGTTGAAACTTGGATTCACTCCTGTTTGTCCGTCTACGGTAATTGGCCCTGTCGATGTAGTTGGTGACGCAGTTGTTGTAGATGTTGAACTCCCTTCAAACTTATCCATAAGTCCTGAAAGTTTATCTTTCAGTGTAAGTGCGAGAGTTTTGAATTCTTCTGTAGCACCCATTCCCATGGACAACAATTTGTCTTGAGCCCCTGCTGTAAGTTCTTTTAATATTTCACCAGGATCGGTTTCTCCTCCAGCGATAATCCCTGTAAGTTTATCTTTTATACCACTCAATCCCCCTAATGCTTCTGTTACCTTATCCCTCACACCAGGGGTTGTGATTTTTTCATTAATAGTACCTACAACTGTTTCAAACGCTTCTCTTAATACGGCATCTAAATCCTGAATAGGTTCTGCGGTTAAGACTCCACCCGCAATTGCTCCCCTAATTGCAGATACGTTAGTACTAAGAATTTGGTCTAATCTTAACTGTGCTTTAGCGGTTTCTTCAAGAGTTTTGGGTCCAGTTTTCTGTTCTTTTATTAATTTTTCGAATTCTGTTTGTGTTATTTCACTTAATTTTCTAGTTTGTTCTTTTCCTTGCTCATCTATAAGTTTAACTTCATATTCACCCCCTTCATTCATATTTGAAATATTAGCGAGATACTGTTTGTCTTCTTCTTTGATATTTATGGATGGGCTTATTTGAGAAAGTCTTCTGTCTAACTCAGCAGCCGCCAATCCCATTTTAGATAATTCTTTTGCATCCAAACCTGTTTGTTTTCCAATCTCTCTGAGAGTTAGTACCCCTTGAGGATTAATTTTGAATGTTTTGGTTTCTTCATCAAACTCTGTAAACTGTTTAGAAATTTCTACTATACTATCTTGTAACCCTGATGGGTCATTAATTGACATATTCATCAATTGGAATGGGTCAACCAAATTACCTGCTGTGACTCCTAATCTTTGAAACGCTGCAGATACTTCTACTGCTCTATCAGGATCCAACAAATCATCAGCAAATTTGAAAGTCGTTGCCATGTCAAACCTTAACATAGATGCCTGTGCCGCCATTTTTGTTAAACCAATTACTCCTCCCTCGAACTGATACCGGTTCATTTGTTCCATGTTTTTTTGTACATCAGTAATAACAGTCCTAGCATTACCACCAATACTTTGAACATAATTCATTGAATCTTCAAGTGTTTCAGGTATTTTTTCAATACTCATACCAACATCCAAGAAGCTCTTAGATAAAACATCTGCTCCCAAACCTAAAGTTTTTTCAATTGCGAATAACTTTTCAACTTGGTCGGAAGTTGCAATGACATTCCTTCTAGATTCTAGTGCAACTTTACTGATGATACCAGAAACATCTCCAATATCTCCCCCTAACCTTCTAATACCAGGTAATGTGTCTACGACAGCAGTTTGTATCTCATAAATTCTTTCTCTTGTTTGAGTAAAGGCCTTTAATACTTTTATACTCTCATTAGACAAGGATTTGTAAGATTCCAAAAAATCAATAGGATCCGTTATTTTTGCGTCTTTTCCACCCGAGAATTTACTTCCTGAAGTTTCTGACGATTCTGTATTTTGAAACATAATATTGTATTATATATATAAATATAAAAGGACTGAAAAATCAGTCCTTTCTATTTAATTCAATCCATTTATCCAAAAGATACTTTCTCACAAACAACGGCATAATTAAAAAATCAGAATATGAAATGCCCAAAAGTGTTTTCAGATAGTAGAATTCGTCTATTTGTCCCTTTCTATAATCAGAAGAAAGGGCGAAAAAAGTCCACCCCAAACCCAACATTGACTGTTAGTTTCTCTCCTGAAGGGGCGATTACTGTTCTTGTTAAATCTAATCTAGGTTCATTATCATCCATGAACTTTCTTATGTACTTTGAGTCTGCGATAGGCATTTGGTCAATAAATTTAGAAATTTCTGCCCTGTCTTGAACCCCATTTATTTCGATAATTTGTTTGTTCAATCTCCAAGTAACTTTCGGAGCTACTCTACCTTGTGGGTAAGACTCGGCCATTTTTTGAACTTCCATGATTTCACCATAAGTCATAGGTTTCAATTTCACACTTGTTTGAGATTTTGGTAACATGGTTGTAAATGTTCCATCTTCAGAAGGTAATTGACCCTTTATTATATTCAACTCATCTAATCTAACAGTACCCTTGAACGGTTTTTTGGTGATTGGGTCCGATAAATTCAATTCCATTTCAGGCCCGAACGCTGTGTTCCTAAGAAAAATTAAAATAGATTCAACATCTCCTTCTAATAAATCTTCGATACGTACATCGGGTTCATATATTTTCGATCTCAATAAAGTTTGAGTCATGTCATTTCCTCCACCCATTAAAATGTTTTCATCGTTAGCGGTGAGATATCCAACTTTTATTGATTTTTTCTTAGTCTTGTAGAAGACACCTTGTGAAGGCAAAGGTACAACATCGTGTGGCAACGAAAAGTTGTTTTGAGCGTAATCTCTTGATTGATTTTCCATATAAAAATTTAACCGTAAAGTTTATTACTTTACGGTTAAATATAAAAGTGTTTTATTTTTAATAAATAGTATCTTGATAAATTAGTAGACTAACACACATCTGTCCATTCTCAAACTGCAAGTAATATCTGCAAGTGCGTCTGTACTATAACTTAATGAACCAAAGTTAACATCTGTTAAGAATGTTCCATAAAGAATCCACTTTTCCACAACAACTCCGGTTGGGTCAAGCATTTCGAGGTCGATATCTTTCTTATAACCTGCTGCATATCCCATACGACCTGTCACAGATTCAGCGTGTAAACGAACCCACTCCATAAGTGCCTGTGCCGCTGATGGACCAATCGGGTCTCTGAATTTCACACTAATCGGATCCCAGTTGAATCGTCCCGCAACGAATGTTGATGTATTTAGGAATTGTATTTCTGTCGGTGCAATTTTGATTGATGGTCTTGCTGCA